AAGTAGCCACCGGCTAATGCGGCAGCTACTGGGAATCCGAGATCCCCAATAATTTTGAAAATGTCGCCCATTGATTCGCTCCTGTTTCTGACATTAGTATTTAGTTTTTGCCAAATTATTTGACTATGTGGGGTAAAAATGCTTAAATACAGTATGACAATATTGTTTTGGCTAATTATTTGTGTAGTTGTAGGATTCACTATTTGGTGGGTTATGGACTGGCACGATAAGTTTCCAGATGGAGATTAATATGGGAAGATTAGTAAGAGCCCGAGCGGCAAAAACAAAAGCGGCTTCTAGAGCTAGAAATACTAGACGTCGTAATAAGTAAAGAATTGTTGTAATCCCTTCAAAGTGAAGGCATTCTGGACGCGGGTTCGACTCCCGCCAGGTCCACCAATAGAGATGATTATGAACCAAGCACTAGTTTTAAAATCAGGGTTGCTTTTTTTAGGATTGTACCTAACTTACAAGCTATCTTTAGAAATTTGGTGTTTAGTTTACGGACTACTTTATTGATGGGCCTGCCATGGTTTCGACAGGGTGAGATAATAGAGACGGCAACACGGTAGGCGATGACCGTAAATCAAGCAAAACTAGTAAATGCAAACGCATCTACATTCAAGTTCTTCGAAGTTCCAGCTTCTGTAGCTACCGCTGCAAACGCTGAGCGTTTCGAACTAGCAGCCTAAGAAACTGCACTTGCGAGGCAACTATGCCTTGTCACCCAAAATAGTAGTAGGGCCTTCGGGCCCTATTTTTATGGTAAATATTGTTATAGGGTCGGGAGCAAGCATGGATCCAGTGACATTATTTGCATTAGCTAACGGCGCTGTTTCAGCGGTAAAAGCAGGATGTAAACTTTACAAAGATATAAAAGGAGCAGCTGGGGATGTTAAAGATGTCCTCAAGGATCTTGACTCTCAATTCCACAAGGTCTATGAAGCTAAGGGAAAGACTCCTCCGCCTGAAGCTATAAAACAATTAAAAGAAGAAAAAGCTCGTGTCGTTGAATTAAACAAACAAGCCAATAGTAATGAGCAAACTAACATCTATACACAAATAGGAGAAGAGTTAGGAAAATACTACGATAACTATTACAAGTGTCAAGCTATATTTGAAGAAGAAGAACGACGCAGTAAAACTCAAGTGTATCATGGAGATTCTAGTTTAGGAAAAAGAGCTTTACAACGTGTACTCATGCGTAAACAATTAGAACAAATGAGCACAGAATTACGTGAGCTAATGGTTTATCAAAGTCCTCCAGAACTTGGCGCATTATATACTGAAGTTGAAGAAATGATGAAAGTCATGGGCAAGGAACAAAAAACAGCCATGGCTTTAGAAATACAAAGACATAATGAAGACCAAAGACGCCGCAGACAAAGAAATGAAAAAATGACTCGTCAAGCAGCAATTGGTGTAGGAATTGTTGTTGTAATTTTTGCCACAATGTTTTTGTTCATGTATGCTATTGGATTAAGACAAGAAAGGTTTCCAGATTTAGGAAATTGTCCTATGCCAAAGGGTTCATGGATGTACTATAAATGGACAAATACTGTTTGGGCCTCATGTCATTAATTGTCAACTAACTAGACACTTGCGGCGTTATTATATTATACAGATAAATTCTGTATTAACCAAAAAAGGAAATATTATGAAATTAATCGCAACCTTAGTAGCATCTATGTTCGCAGTAACAGCATTTGCAGCTGAACCAGCAAAGAAAGAAGAGAAAAAGGCCGATGCCAAGCCAGCCGCTAGTGCTCCAGCACCAGCTAAAGCAGATGCAAAGGCCGCTGATAAAAGCGCACCTGCTAAAAAGGACGATAAAAAAGCAGAACCTGCTAAGAAGTAATCCAATTGGCGTAGTTGTATTCAGAGTTTATGATGAAGATTTTGAACTAGAATTTGACGATAATATTTACATTGGATATAAACGTCCAGAACTAGTTAAAATTCAAAAATCTGATTTTGATGATTTAAGCGACTACGTCAAGTTTAGATTATGGTTAGCTAGACAACTGGCTTTAAAGAAGTATAATGAAAAGTGGGCTTGACCCACTTTTCTTTTGGTGGAAATTTTTTGCTCTCTCAGTAGAAATACTATATAATAAGCAATGACATACAAGTCATTAAACTAAAAGGAAATTTTAAATGAAGAAGTTATTTTTAGCAGCCATTATGGCTGCATCAGTCACACTTGCACAGGCGGCAGATCCTTACTTTCAAGTAGCAAACAGCTGGCAAGAAAATCGAGTAACCAATGCTAACAGTATTGCTCCAGATGTTGTTATTGGAGTTAAAGAAGGCAATTGGCAATATTCAGGTATGGCACAATTTAGCCAAGCAGAATGGGGTAATGGTACCATTACAAATTCTGTAGAAGGTCGCGTTCGTTACAATTTTAATCCAATGACAAATTTTAAATTACGTCCTTGGACTCAAGTACGTCTTGGAGAACAAATTACCTCAACTAATAATTTTGCTTACTATGCAGCAGATTTGGGATTGACTGTTCCTGTGATTAGAACTTTTGATCTTGATTTCACATATCGTTATCGTGATGCTTTTAACACAGCTAACAATTTCCAAACTAATCGTTATGGAGTTGAAGGTAAACTCAAATTGACTAATAAAGATACAGTTGGTGTTCGTTATACACAAAGCTATGGCGACAGTGAAACTAACGCATGGCGTTTGCAATACACTAGAGCATTTTAATTAGAAATCGCCAAAGGGGCTTGATTGCCCCTTTATTTTTATGTATAATCATGCATTAACTAAGCGAGACATCAATGGATATGACACAAGCAGCAACATTCTTAGGTTCGAGTATATTATTAATGATGGGCATAGTTGTCCTTGTAATTGGCATTGTCGTTATTAATAATATATTAAGCAGATATTGGAAACCTGTAAGTATTTTTACACCGGATAGTTGGAAGGGATTTCATCCTCCAATTTATCATAGCGAACAAACAAGAGTTGACCCTCCTTTGAAAGAAACTAATGAACACAATTCCAACAAATGAAAAATCAAAAACATGGTTGGATAAGTATGAAAGAGTAGTTGACAATATTTTAAGAATATTGTGGATTGCTTTTATTATAAAGATCGTGTTCTATGGATATTCCTAAAGGTTGTATAGCACTATTCATACATCAACCAAAGTGTTCAGTTCAAAGTGGCAATGGCATCGTGCATGCCTTAAGCCCGCATTACAGATTTAAAATTTTTACTAGACATGATCTAGAAGATGATTTTTTTGATGACGTAGATATTGTCTGTGTTCCCGGAGGAATAGGTGACAGCGAAAGTTACAAATATCTAATGAAAGAACATGAACAAAAAATTAAACGGTTTGTTCAAAGAGGTGGAAAGTATTTAGGAATATGTATGGGGGCTTATTGGGCCGACCGATATTATTTTGATTTACTTTGCGATGTAAGAGCAGAACAGTATATTATACGTCCTGGAACTGATACAAGACGTCCACATGCTAAAAACCAAACTGTGTTATGGAAAGGACAAGAAGAAAAAATGTTCTTTTATGATGGTTGTGCATTTACTGGTGCTGGCCTTGGTGTATCAGATATTTGGGCTCTTTACCCAAACGGTGATCCAATGGCCATTATACAAGGCCGTTTAGGATTAATCGGATGCCATCCAGAAAGTGAACCTCATTGGTATGACAACTATAGTTGGATGCAAGGAAAATACCATAATGGTGAACATCACAAGTTGTTACTTGAATTTGTTGACGAATTAATGAAAGCGTAATTGATTTTTTCAATGACGCTTATTAAAAAATACCATAGAAAAAATCAATAAATCGCTTGATTTTATAGTTAAATACTATTACAATGCAATTATAAGAACATAGGTTCTTAGAAGTTTTCAACACACACAAGGAGAATGATATGAAAACAGTTGGACATAAATTAGAGAAATTTGCTATCACTGGTGTCAAGCCAGGACAACCAGAAGATGCTTTCTTCACAATTACCGATGAAAGTTTTGCCGGCAAGTGGAAAGTAATCGTTTACTACCCAAAAGACTTCACATTTGTTTGCCCTACAGAGATTGTAGCCTATGACAAACTAGCAAGTGACTTTGCTGACCGTGACGCAGTATTGCTAACAGGTAGCACAGACAATGAGTTCTGCAAAGTGGCATGGCAAAAAGCACACCCAGATCTTCAAAAGATCACGCACACTCAGTTTGCCGATACACAGCGTTACGATCCAGACACAAGTGATAACTTGAGCTTGATCGAACAGTTGGGTGTATTCTATGCTCCAGCAGGTGCCGCACTTCGCGCAACATTCATCGTTGATCCTGATAATGTTATCCAACACGTCACAGTCAACAACTTGAACGTTGGTCGCTCACCAGAAGAAACACTTCGTGTTTTAGATGCTCTACAAACTGGCGAACTATGTGCCTGTAACCGTGTAGTAGGCGGCGAAACTCTTTAATGGAAACTAGGACAAGGACCTTAGTCAAGACTATCATCTATAGAATTTGGGTCATATGCTCAACCTATGTGATGTTGTTAATAACAGGACAAAGTCTAACGCAGGCCCTTGTTCCTACTATTGTTATAAATTGTGTCTGGATGACGTCATACTATTTGTATGATAGACTTTGGGCAAATATTAAATGGGGACGAAAATGAGTTTTATTGAATCAATTAAAGAAGCATTGCCAGAATACGCAAAGGACACTAAGTTAAATCTTGATGCTGTCCTTTTGCGTAGCACATTAGATGCAGATGTGGCTATGGGCTGTGCTGTAGCCGCACTCGCCGCAACTGGTAACGGAAAGGTACTTTCTGTCTTGTTAGCAGATGCTCCGGTACACGCAGAGTCAGCAATGACAGCCGCAAGCATCATGGCCCAAAACAACGTTTGGTATCCATATGTTGAAATGGCTGACGACGAGCAGTTAAAAGGATTGCCAGCACAGTTACGCATGAACGCAATCGCAAGTCATGGCGGAACTACTAAGGCAAACTTTGAAGCGTTCAGTCTTGCAGCCAGTATTGTTGGCAAGTGTCATTTCTGTGTTAAGGCACACTACGACACGCTCAAGAAGGAAGGCTACACCGTTGAGCAGTTACGAGATATTGGACGTATTGCTTCAGTTATGAATAGTGTGGCGAAAGTACTCAACAGTTAACTGATAGTATTTTAATGATTTTCACTATGTACTTTAGGTAGTTTTCCATGTATTATAATGATACATACAGTTACACAGACAGTATGTTAATTTGTTAACAAGGAGAATTACTATGTGGACAAAACCAGAAGCAGTTGAAATGCGTTATGGATTCGAAATCACAATGTACGTGATGAATCGTTAATAGTCGTAAATAGTTGATGAAGAAAGTAGTAGTCAACGGAACTTTCGATGTTATACACCCTGGGCATTTAGCGTTACTTAATTACGCTAAATCGCTTGGGGATTTTCTTATTGTAGCAATCGATTCTGATAGCAGAGTATCAGAACTCAAAGGACCACAGCGGCCAATTAATTCCCAACACGAACGTAAATTACTATTAGAAAATTTACGAGCAGTTGATGAAGTACGCATATTTGAAACGAGTGAACAACTAGTTGACATTATTAAACAATGTGCTATAATGGTCAAAGGATCTGATTATAAAGGTAAAAGTGTTTTAGGTGAAGCACATTGTCAGGTTATATATTTTGAAAGAATCAATGAATACTCCAGCACTGCCAAAATTCAACATATTGTTAATCGGGGACGCTTGCCATGACATTTATACATATGGTCGTGTAAACCGTATCAGTCCTGAAGCACCAGTCCCAATATTTCAACCAAAGTATACTATTCACAAAGATGGTATGGCCGGTAATGTTCAAAAGAATTTAGAAGCATTAGGTTGTGATGTTACTTTCTTAACAGACAAAGACAGAGTCAGTGAAAGAAATAGACTAATTGAAGAACGTTCTAAACAACAACTCTTGCGTGTAGACAAAGATGTTGAAGGCAAACCTATAGTATTTGAAACTGTTATTCCTCCAGGGTATGATGCTATTGTTGTTAGCGATTATGACAAGGGTATTGTAACCTACGAACTCATAGAAGAATTAGTTAAAGAAGTCAACGTACCCATTTTCGTAGATACAAAGAAAACAGATTTAGCAAGACTTAATGGCTGCTATGTAAAGATTAATGCACTAGAAAAAAGTCGTGCAACAAGTTTACCTAAAATAGATCATTTGATTGTTACACAAGGACATCATGGTGCAACATGGAATGGTTTGGGATTTCCTGCAGAGCTTGTGGGAGATGTAACGGATATATGCGGAGCAGGCGATACATTTTTTGCAGCTCTCGTATATAAGTTTTTAGAAACTAATAATATGCGTGATGCTGTGATATTTGCTAACAAAGCCGCATCTGTTACAGTACAACACATTGGTGTATATGCACCACGATTAGAGGAAATCAAATGAAAGTTCCTAAAGGTTGGGGTGAAGAAGTTGTCTGGGCAAGCACAGACAAGTACTGTGGCAAATTTTTAAACTTCAAAACTGGTTCACGCTTTAGTATGCATTTTCACAAGGACAAAGATGAAACTTGGTATGTACTAAAAGGTAAGTTTGTTATCCGTGGAATTAATACTAAAGATGCTACCACCTTTGAGGAAGAACTAAACCAGGGCGATGTATGGCGTAACTATCCTTTGGAGCCGCACCAGTTGATTTGTTTTGAAGAAGGTACTATAATAGAAGTATCAACACCAGACAGTGTAGAAGATAATTATCGTGTGTTGCCCGGAGATAGCCAGATGTTGTAAAAATACCACATTTCCAATAAGGTATTGACACAAAGACTAAATAAAAGTACAATAGAAACAAGTCCAGACAATCGTTTGGATGACCGTTGTAGAAATACAACAAAAAGATTTCAAAAAGGTGTTGACAAACATTGTAGCAGGTGCTACAATAGAAACAAGTTAGCAATTCCGCTAGCAAATTTAAAAGGTTTAAAAGAGAAACAAAATGCAATCGTTTAACAGACAATGTACAAAACATTCAATAGCCCAGGTGGGAGGCTTTATGCCCTCTTATTGGCTTGCGATTAATAGTATTAGTCTATCAAATGATCGCACACCAGAGTTATCTAGGGTCCGGGAGGACGTAGTGTAAACTAAAGTATACACAACAAACTTCAAGGACCCTGGACTAAAAACCCAGGGTTTTTTGTTTTTAGGAAAGGAAAAATGACAAAAATAGATTATACAAAATTGAATGAACGGATCGTTGAACAGGCTTATGAAGCTGCTCTTAACCGAAATGAACTTTCGAAAGAACAACTTCAAAAACTTATTCAAGATAAGTTTGAGAGAGCTAGACTCTGGCACGAAGCAACGGCAAAATTACCGAAGTTTAGTGTAAACTAGCAAAGTGTGTATAGGGAACGCGACCCTGCCTGCACTTAAAACATGGGCTTAATGAGGGCGGCCTACCGGATGGTAAGTTAGTGGCGACAACACTAATGCGTAAAATGGTAGCGTATAAAGCAAATTGTTCTCAGTTTGTTTTATACGACACATTCTAAAGAGTGTGTGACAAATTTGGAGCTTGATCCCTACGGCGGACTGTAAATCCGTTGCCTTAATATGTAGGGTGGTTGGCAATTAGGTTCGATTCCTTCAGGCTCCACCAAATTTCCTCTTGTAGTTAAATGGTATAACAATCGGCTGATAACCGGTCATTACAAGTTCGATTCTTGTCGAGAGGACCAAGTTTAAGGATGCTAACAGCAAATTCTAATTTCACTTTTTATGGAAAAAAGAAAATGCATCCTGTTTTTACATCGCCGTGGACTTCTGGGCTAGGTCATCAGACTTTCAATCTGACTAGGCGGGTTCGATTCCCGTCGGCGATACCAATATGCCGTTGTAGCTCTCTGGGAGGGTGACTCGTTGTCTGCGAGACTTAGGTGGGTTCGATTCCCATCAGCGGCGCCAATTTGTTGGGGCATTGTGTAATGGTAGCACAACAGACTTTGACTCTGTTAGCCTAGGTTCGATCCCTAGTGCCCCTGCCAGATAATGCGACTGTAACTCAGTGGATTAGAGTACTTGCCTACGAAGCAGGGAGTCGGAGGTTCAAGTCCTTCCAGTCGCGCCAAATAATTGGGGGAAGTAGTGGGCTACGGTATGGGCTTGCACCCTGTATGACTACAAGAGTTCGATTCTCTGGTCCTCCACCAATTTTATCTCTCTAAAGCGTTATCAGGTTGCGTACACGGTTTGGGGCCGTGTGGTCCAGGTTCGAATCCTGGTAGGGAGACCAATTTATGCTCTGTTAGTACAAAGGCTAGTACTCCGGTTTTGTAGTCCGGCGATCGCGGTTCGAGTCCGTGACGGAGCTCCAGTTTAAGGATGTTAACAGCAAATTTTATACTCTAGACTTGTAATCTAACCAGTAAAAATACATCCTGTTTTATTTGCCGCTTTAGCTGATGTGGTCATAGCAGTAGCCTGAAGAGCTTCGGAACGTGGTTCGATCCCACGAGGCGGCACCAATTTTATTTTTAGGAGAATGACATGAAACGTGGTAAACGTTAGTGTCAACCTTGACCCCGTATTGGTCCTGGTTGGCACATTAAATCAATTAATTACGACCAACCACTCGTAGCGTTAATGGTAGCGCACTTGACTCTTAATCAATGAGGTGTCGGTTCGAATCCGACTGAGTGGACCAATATGGGGGTATAACTTAACGGCTAAAGTAGTAGGCTTTTAACCTATTAATCAGAGTTCGATTCTCTGTGCCCCTACCATATAAAAACACACTGGTCTACCGCCACCGAGAGGTAGTTAAAGACAATGACAAGCAACAGCCAGTGTGTTTCTATATGGTAACGTAGCATAGTGGCTAATGCACCACCTTCATACGGTGTTTATCGTCGGTTCGAGTCCGACCGTTACTACCAAGTTTTGTCAGTGTCAGCAAAAGAAAGACACTATAGAAGGCTTCTTCGAAGAGCCAACTATAGTAAAGCAACGGGAGGCGCGAATCCTCAGCAAAAACATAAGGGACGTTGGTCAAGTATTCCAAGTGACGTACCGAGTCCCAGCCGGCTTTATATACTTGGGTGAATGGTTGCTATAACGATGGGGCAACTACTGGCAAATTCAATCTATGGTGTCTTTAGTGTAGTGGCCTGCACCCTGCTCTGTGAAAGCGGTAGTACCGGATCGATACCGGTAAGACACCCCAAAGAACAGACCCCCGTTTTGTCAGTTGTACGGTGAACAACTGACATTTTTAGATATATAATAAAAGATGTTTAATGTAAAAGGGCTCAAGGCAATAATGGTGTTCTAGTAATAGACGATAGCTGGCTCCGGAAGGGCCGACTTGAAGGGTTTATAAAACTCACACTAGACTGAAAATGGACCGTAGACTATTACAGAGTTGAAGGTTGACAGTTAAATTGCTCCATGTTAGGCGAGACAAATAGGGAACGGCTGTAACCGTTGGTCGCCTCAGCTTAAACGCAAACCAAAACTCTGCGAGCACTTTTTCATTAAATTTCTATTGCAGGATTAATTCAGTGGTAGAATGTCTCGTTGCCAACGAGAATGTCATCGGTTCGAACCCGATATCCTGCTCCAACATGCCCCTGTAGCTTAATTGGTAAAGACGCGAGCTTATACCTCGCCAAAGCACCGGCCAGATAAGCCGGCGTGTGGAGGTTCGAGTCCTCCCAGGGGCACCATTATTACGTAGGTGTGGCGGAGAGGCCCAACGCAACGGTCTGCAAAATCGTAAAACCGTCAGTTCGAATCTGACCACCTACTCCAAGTTAAGGATACTAACAGCAAACTCATTTCGCCTTCTAAGCGAGTGGTCGTTGGTTCGAGTCCAACATTTGGCTTCATGCCAGATTAGCTCAATGGTAGAGCACTTTAAAATGTATCCTGTTTTATTTCAAGGAGAGTATTATGAAACCTGTCATGTTTAAAAATCGCATGAACAGCGATAAGGTTGTTTGTAATGATGTTCGACTTAAAGAAGTTATCGATGGCGTAGAATATCTCTTAGTCCATCGGCCAGGCAATGATAGGCAGTTTCTAATGCGTAAAGATGCACTAGAAAAAATTCAAGACAAAAAGAAAACTATAGGTCTATAGTTTAATGGTAGAACGTTGCTTTGACATGGCAATAATACAAGTTCGATTCTTGTTAGACCTACCAATGCCCCACTGGACAAATTGGTAAAGTCATCTCTCTCAAAAGGAGAAGTTCTCTCTGTTCGAATCAGAGGTGGGGCACCAAGCTCTTGTAGTTAAATGGCATAACACATTCTTGGTAAGAATGTATTTCAAGTTCGATTCTTGACTAGAGCACCAAGAGACTGTATAATTACTTTAACTGGCTATAGTTCAAGGGATAGAACAAGGGTCTTCTAAACCCTAAATCCAGGTTCGAGTCCTGGTAGCCGGGCCAATATTAAAATGCATTTAACCTAAACATAGTTTAGGTAGTAAGGACAGGCCACCATCCTTTGACGAAAAAGGCATAAGTGCATTTTAATATCGGGCTTTGGTGAAATGGATATCATTTCGGTCTTCGAAACCGACGGTGGGAGTTCGATCCTCTCAAGCCCGGCCAGAAAGCTGTTGACAGAACATTGTTTCTGTTATATAATAGACACTTACTAAGCAATTAGTAGAGTTCTTTAAAAATCAAAAGTTAATATGCTCGGTTCGTCTATCGGTCTAGGACACCGCCCTTTCACGGCGGGAAGAGGGGTTCGATTCCCCTACCGAGTACCATTTAGTTGATAGCATTCGGCAGGTATCGTGTATGGACGCATACACTACGCGACATAGTATGGCATGTTACTAGGTCTGAAAAAACTGTTGTTAGATGCTGTGGCACGGAAGCCCCGGACGCCTAAATAGACACGTTGTCATAGACGGCGAGTGTTATCAACTAAATGAAATTATGCCCCGATGGCGGAACTGGTAGACGCGGTGGTCTTAGAAGCCACTACTTCGGTGTGGGAGTTCGAGTCTCCCTTGGGGCACCAATCACAATACACTAACCCGATCCGAGTAACGGTGCTATAAGCATTTCTGGTAGAGGTTAGTGTATGACTTATATGGAAGTGTGGCAGAGCCCGGTTTATTGCACCTGTCTTGAAAACAGACGAACAGAAATGTTCCGTGAGTTCGAATCTCACCGCTTCCGCCAAACATTGGCCCGTTAGCTCAGTCTGGCCTAAGGCGCCGCCCTGTCACGGCGGAGATCACCGGTTCGAATCCGGTACGGGTCGCCAGACAATGTATCCCTAGTGTAATGGCAGCATACCAGTCTCCAAAACTGTTGGTCGGGGTTCGAGTCCCTGGGGGTACGCCAAGTATAAGTAAGTTAGAATAAAATGCGACTGTGGTGAAATAGGTAGACACAAGAGACTTAAAATCTCTCGCCGAAAGGTGTGCCGGTTCGATTCCGGCCAGTCGTACCAGTAATAAGGAGAGGTGCCCGAGAGGCCGAAGGGAGCGGTTTGCTAAACCGTCGTACTGTCAAAAACAGTACCCAGGGTTCGAATCCCTGTCTCTCCGCCAATTTTTTAAAAAGGAAAATAGTATGGTTAAGACCGGTTCAAATTTTAGATTAAGTAAAACAGCAAAACGTATGATTGGCCTAATGAAAGGCACAACTGAACAACGTAATCAATACAAGCGAATGATGATTGAAGCAGAACATGCTGCAAGCATTGTACCAAAAGTAAGTAAGAAGGAACGTTTTACAACCGGTACTCCAACCAGTGAATAAATAAAATCTATTCCCCAGTAGCACAGCGGTAGTTGCACTTGACTGTTAATCAAGGTGTCCGTGGTTCGATCCCACGCTGGGGAGCCAAATACAATGAAACTTAGTTTAGACAAATCGTATAATTTTTTAGTTCCTTATAAAGTTCCTATGATAAGATTGGGAGATAAGAGTGATGGGGGTTATGTAATATCGACCCAAGCATTGACAGCAGATACTCTTATAAGTTTAGGCTTAGGTACAAACTGGTCGTTTGATAAAGATTGGTTAAAACTAAATCCAAATACAATAATTCATGGATACGACGGAACCATTGATCCTTTAGAGTTTTCTAAAAAACTCAAACAAGAATATGATTTGTTTTTTAAACAAAACGCAGTTCAAAATGTCATACATTTTAAAGAGAACGTTACGATTGACAATATTGACAAAATTTTTAATCGTGCAAAAGGAAATATTTTTCTTAAAATGGATATCGAAGGTGATGAGTATAGTTTAATATCTAGTATTTGCCAAAGACAAAATTTAGTAGGTATGGTAATTGAATTCCATAATTTAGATTTTGAACATCGAAGGATAGAACTTCAATCTACAATTGACTTATTAGATAACTATAAAATAGTGCATGTACATGCAAATAACTACGGTGGCATTAACAACGACTTGTTACCGCATACTTTAGAAATTAGTTTTTTAAGAAAAGATTTGTGTAATACAACTGAAAAAAGATATGATGTATATCTTCCTAATTTGGACTTTCCAAATTTAACAACGAATGAAGATTATATGTTATATTTTATTGGAGATTAGAAATGGTAGCAAAAAATGATATTACTGGCGATAGTATTCAAACTAAAACAACGTCACAGGCATATCGAGATAATTACGATACAATCTTTAAAAAAGACAATAACACAGGCACAGACAAAAACGAATATCAAGATGTGTTAAGCACAGAAGATTGTATGATAGATGAATTGGAAGACTACAAACGTCAAGCACAAGAAATTTGGAATGATAGTTGTACTAGTCCAAGAAAGAAATAATGGGGGTATAGCTCAGCTGGGAGAGCAGTAGCTTTGCAAGCTAAAGGTCATCGGTTCGATCCCGTTTACCTCCACCAAACATAATTAGGAGATACTAGCATGGCAAAAGGTGCCAGTGGTAAAAAATTAAAGATGTCAAATCCAATGTTAACTAAAACAGGTAAGACTCGACTAGGTCCGTTGAGTTTAAATCAGCTAAAAGAAATGTTAGAAAAATCTAGTCGTCCAAAAGACAAGGCAAAAATTCAAAGTCGTATTAAAATACTAGAAAAGCGAAGAGAACACAGTGGTAATTTTACTGATAATCTAAACGCAATGGCAGACGCTCTAAATGAAGTGTTTGTTGATGAGTTGGCTAGTAAATAAGTTTATGCTGAATTAGCTCAGCCGGTAGAGCAACTGCCTTGTAAGCAGTAGGTCGTCAGTTCGAATCCGACATTCAGCACCAAACCCCGGTTTACACTTTTACGTTATATAAAGTGGGCAGGCTAGAGCCATACGTAGCCAGGTGCTTAAGATCCACCTGTAAGAGTTCAATCTATGAACGATCACAAAGATCTTAGGGCGGGAACAAAACCCGTCCATATGGAAAAATTAGTGGACAGAGTAACCGCTCAGTCTAGGGCTCCTGTGGTGGGAGTAGCTAGACACTTTATAAAAGCTCTTTGAGTAACTACAGTGGAACACCGAAAAACTTGCCAATGTCGACCAAAGCAAGGACCGGCCATGAAGAGAAGGGTTACCGAGGATTCAAGCGCCACAGAGAGCCTCTATAAAGTGCGGGACTAGTTTAATGGTAAAACAGCAGATTTCCAATCTTCGGTTAGGAGTTCGATTCTCCTGTCCCGCTCCATTTTACGGTGATTAGCGCAGTCTGGTAGCGCATCTGGTTTGGGACCAGAGGGTCGGGAGTTCGAATCTCTCATCACCGACCAATCAATCGCAGAGTATGGAAGTGGTCATCCGTCCGGTCTCATAAGCCGGGAATCGCAGGTTCGAATCCTGCCTCTGCAACCAATATGCTCGCTATAGTTAAATGGATATAACAAGACACTCCTAAGGTTTAGTTACAGGTTCGATTCCTGTTAGCGAGACCAATTACAAACTAAAATAGTTCGTTCGGTGTTGTCATTTACTATAGGAACTGAATGCATTACTAACGGGTGCATGACAACTAGTAATCCTTTTTTAGGAAGTATTTCTACTTTGGATTCTGTAGTTTCAAAAAGTAACGGAGTACTACTATCAGTTAGATACAGTATAGTGTTATAGGCTAAATTGTCCCAAAGAGTAAAATGGTTATGATTTTTTGAAAAATCTCCAGCACCATATATTACTGCCCACATGTTAACCAGATTAGTTTCAAAACTGTTTATTTGATTTAACTTTTGTTGAATACACAATAATTCTTTTACAAATACATTGGTTTCCGGCTCACGTAATGTTAAGTACGGACTACGCCATCCAGATTTAGTTACTACATTAGTCTGAGTTGTATTTGGGTGTAAAGATTTTAAATTTTTAATTTTTGAAATAGTATCATTTAAATCTAAATTATTTGATAAATCAAATGTGTATACAGGAAAACATATCTCAACGTTTTGAACTATTACTGTAGGTTTGGGAAATTCTGTACTGTTTATCATTGCTAGATATTTATAAAGCAGTTGAATACTTCAAATATTTTGACATTTTATTATAAGTATGTTATAATATTTTTTTGGAGAGCATATGAAAAAACTAGACCTTAGTCGAGGTACTGAAATTGATACAGAAAAATGTGTTGAAAATTCAGGTGGTAACCGTTTCAATTTAGTGCTGATAGCCAGTGCTAGAGCTAGGGAAATACGTAGGCAACATGCCAGCAGTGATAAGCGTGAACATGTTCACAGCATTGTTACAGCACTAAAAGATATTCAAGAAGGTACCGTAGAACCCCGCAAGTACCTTAGCAAAGTAAAATAAATTTGCCTGGATAGCTCAGGGGTAGAGCAACGCCTTTACACGGCGAAGGTCCGCGGTTCGAAACCGTGTCCAGGTACCAACAAGGAAGAGCAGATGTCAGATTTAGATACATTTGAAAGTAATAACGAAGAAGAAGCAGAGATTGCTCAAATACTCGCACTGCAACGAAACACCGCGGCAGTCGATGCTATACGAGCAAAGATAGGAAAAGGCCCTAGTTTAAGTCATTGCGAAGAATGCGGAGAAGAAATTCCCAAGGCAAGACAAGAAGCTGTATCTGGATGCAAATTCTGTATTGACTGTCAACTTTACTTCGAACGATGCAAGAAATTACCTTAACACTTAATAATGTTCATAGTGTAGGACTAGGTGATAATTTATGTTTGATTTCTGCTTTAGCCACACTTCCAAAAAAAGTAATATTACATACTAATAATGATCATGATACCTTTAACAGGTTATCAAATTATGTACGTATGCTTAGAGTACCCAAAGATAAATTAGAGATTAGGCCGTGTTCTGTTACTGGAACATTCGATAATACAGGATGGCCTTTAAAAGTATTCACTGATTATTACAAGACTGATATAGTTCATGTAAACAATCAATTAATCAAAATTGATAAATCAGTTAATAAAAAATACATTGCCTTAGTAACAGCTTTTGAAAATGATCCAACAGGCAGAAATGAATGGCCTTGGTCACGAAACAGACCTATCGAATACTGGGCAAAAATATTTGCTTGGATAAGATCGATAGGGTATGAAGTAATAACGTTTGATGATCCTTATATTGATCTAGAAAAAAAATTAGAAATAATGGCAAAGGACTGTCAAGCAATTATTACTTACGAAGGCGGTATGGCACATCTAGCACATATGATTGACATGCCTTGTTTTATTGTTGATTGGAAACATCAAAGTCCTAGTACCAATCTTAATGTGTTTCATGTAGACTTTGTTCATAGATCGAATTCAGTTTACATACTTAGAAACGACATCGAGATACTAAATTGGGATAGACTTGCATTTGATTTAACTGTGACAAAGTTAAAAGAAGGCAAAGGTAATAATCGATTTGAATCAAAAGAATTTTCTTTTAATTTTGTTGGTCCAAATTTTCATAATGATTTAAGAATTTATAATAAAGATGGTCTGTTATGTTTACAAACTTCCACATTTCTTAGTAAAATGTATGCAGATTTAATGTTTGAGTTTTACCAAAATAGATGACATCCATAGGATAATATTATATAATAGACACATAGCAAGGCAACTTGCTAAGAGTTTAGGATCGGTACAGCAACATTCATATTACTATGAAACGTTGGACCCTATGGTAGTTTACTGGAGTTAAAGGGCTTGCCCAGAGACGTTGAAGGTAACTATTGAAATAGACCAACAAGCTCAGAGTGATGGCCTGAGTAAAATAAAAGCAGTCAACAACGATCCTGTTAAAGTTAATAGGTTATTAACAGCAACATTCATTTACACTTCAATCGTAAAAAAACATAACCTGAAAGGAAATATCATGAACACTTTCGTTCAAGCAATCGCAAATCAAGAAGCCCGTACTGCTAATGGCATGAAGGCTCGTAAGTCAACTGCTAAGGCATGTGTTGACTTGTTCTACAACATTGGCGCAAGCCGTGGTAAGAACATCACAGGCGACTTCACAGCCGCTTATGTGGAAAACCAAGACGTTGCACTACGCATCGCACAATGGGCACGTGATGTCCGTGGTGGTGCAGGTGAACGTCAACTGTTTCGCGACATTCTAGTTCATCTAGAAAAGCGTGACCCAGACGCCGCTTTGGCTCTTCTAAAGAAGATTCCAGAAGTTGGTCGTTGGGATGACATCTTCGTCTTCTCTACTCCAACTCTAAAGTCAGCCGCTTACACAATGTTGGGCGATGCCCTACGTGCTAAGAATGGTTTGGCTGCAAAGTGGACTCCTCGTAAGGGTCAAATTGCCGCTGAAGTCCGTGCCTTCTTTGGCATGACTCCAAAGCAATACCGTAAGAGCCTTGTGGCACTTACAAAGGTTGTTGAAACCCAGATGTGTGCAGGAGACTGGGATAACATCAACTTTAGCCATGTTCCTTCTGTAGCATCACGTATCTACAAGAAGGCATTCAACCGCCACACACCTGCATTTGCAGAGTATGTTGCCAAGTTGGTAAGTGGTGACAAGACTGTTAAGGTTAACGCTAATGCAATCTTCCCACACGATGTCCTAAAGGGTATCGCACATGGCTACACAAAGTTGGACAAGACAGAGACCGACCATGTGATTGCACAATGGGATGCTCTTCCAAACTATGTAGGCGATGCAAGCATCATGCCTATCGTTGACGTTAGTGGTTCTATGACTTGCCCAGCAGGTAAGAACACAAACGTTCGTTGTTTGGACGTTGCGGTTTCACTAGGCCTGTACCTAGCAGACAAGAACAAGGGTGTGTTCAAGGACACATTCTTGACTTTCTCAGACAAGCCAGAACTTGTTACTCTAAAGGGTAACATTGTTGAAAAGTGTGACCAAATGTCTCGTAGCGAATGGGGCATGAGTACTAACCTACATGCGGCTATGAACAAGATTCTAGACGTTGCGGTTAAGAACTCTGTACCAGCAAGCGACATGCCAGCCATGTTGCTGATCTTGTCAGACATGCAGTTTAACCACTGCGCTCGCTTCGACGATAGCGCAATGGAAATGATCGAACGAAAGTTTGAAGCTGCAGGTTACGCTGTACCACAAATCGTTTTCTGGAACCTAAACAGTTCAGACAACGTGCCTGTTAAGTCAGACAAGAGTGGTGCGGCATTGGTAAGTGGATTTAGCCCAAGCATCATGACAGCCTTGCTGTCCGCTGATCTGGACCAATTCACTCCAGAAGGTATCATGCTTAAGACTGTAATGGTCCCACGCTACGACCTTTAAACTGTTGTAGAAATACAACACAGTTTGAGTAGGGCCTTCGGGCCCTATTTTTTTATGTTGACAGTACCAAATTTTGGTGCTATAATTAGGTTATGATAGAAGTAAAAAGCAAGACAAACTCACAGGAGTTTGAAACATTGGCCCTAGCAATGGATTGGGCAAAAGAATTAGGCGAGTTTGTTACTATTAAAATCAATGGTATGGAACTTGTAGGTAAGTTTGGAGCGGACAGCGTTGTCGATGGCAAGTGTCCAGACGGTGTAGACTACACATGGAAAAAGCGGAGAATTTAAAATGCCATGGATTCAAAATTGTGCGGCAGATGATATTCCAAAAGGATTTCATGTTGCTGTAGGAGAAAATTCAATGTTGATCCAAATTGCCGATCCGGCAAGTTGGTTTCCAACACCAAAGCATCAATTCAAAGAAGTTCATCGTTTTGAATTTCTCGATGTAGAAGCAGGGGATCATGTAGACGACGAAGAAATGCGTTGTAGTCAAGAACAGGCTAATGAACTTGTTCGTTTGCTACAACACGCACTGGATAATCGCATGGATGTAATTGTTCATTGCTTTGCAGGTATTTGTCGTAGTGGTGCGGTATGCGAAGTTGGTGTTATGATGGGTTTTCAGGATACTGAAAGATTTCGTATGCCTAACTTACTAGTCAAGCATCGCATGATGAAAGCATTGGGTTGGACCTACGATGAAAATGAAAAGCCTAACATTGACGATTGGCGTACAATGAGGGCAATTGGAGATTGAAAGGAGGGCAAGATGCCTAGTGTATTTTTAGTTAGCGACACGCACTTTGGTCACACTGGTGTTTGCCGCTTCACACGTAACGATGGTGTTACAAAGTTACGCCCATGGACGGATCCAGATGAAATGGACGAAGCCATGGTCAAGGCTTGGAACGAAAGAGTCAAGCCTACTGACAAAGTCTACCACTTAGGTGACGTTGTCATTAACCGCAAGGCATTAAAAGTCTTACATCGGTTAAATGGTGATAAGGTATTAATCCGCGGTAACCACGACATCTTTAGGGATGACGACTACAGGCAGTACTTTAGAGAATTACGTGCATATCATGTTATGAACGGAATGATCTTAAGCCACATTCCTGTACATAGTGATAGCTTAGGACGTTTTGGTGTTAACATTCACGGACACTTACACGCAAATCGTGTTATGAAGCCTAGGGGTGTTGATGCTAAGACTGGGGAAATCTTATACAGTGATAAGATTGATCCACGCTACCATTGCGTATGCGTAGAACAAACTCCTGACTTTGCACCAATCTTATTTGAGGATGTGTTAAAACGCATTGCAGAAGAAGGCGGTGTAATTGGATTTAAGTCCGGTAACGGTCCTATAATGTAAGGAACAAGAATGTCTTATCGTGAATATTATTTTCGACAGATGATTAGAAGCGGTAAGGCATTCTTTATCTATTCTAAGGGTTTTATTTTGAATAGGAAAGTATAATGCCAAAATGTTATCAACTTATAGGAGTACCGGGTGCGGGTAAGAGCACTTGGACTAAAAACCAACAATGGATGCTGGGCATGGAGTATGTAAGCACCGATCATCATGTAGAAACGTATGCTGAATCTGTAGGTAAAACTTATTCAGAGGTGTTTACAGATTATATGCCTAAAGCAGTTGAACTAATGGCGGCAGAAGTTGTAGCCGCTAGAGAAGCAGGGCGTGATGTTGTTTGGGATCAAACTAGCACTACTGTTAAAAGTCGTGCTCGTAAGTTTAACATGTTACCAGACTATTATCATATTGCCGTAGTGTTTAAGACACCCGAGCATAAAGAACTCATGCGTCGATTGCTCAGTCGTCCTGGCAAAGAAATTCCAGAGCATGTTATTGCTAGTATGATTGCCAGTTGGGAAGAGCCAACTGAAGAAGAAGGATTCAAAGAAATCTGGCGGGTTTAGTCAAAAGACTTAAAAAAATTGTGCATCTGTTGTATAATTAGGCGGCACAGCAACACATTGAAAGAAATTCAAAATGACTTATTTTCTAAAACAAGGAAACACATATCGTGTTTCAAAAAAAGAAGCTCTTGATATTCAGGAAAAACTTCCGGCTGGCAACTATGTTGTCAAAAAAGACGAAATGAGCGGACAACTGTTTCTTGAACAAATTGATGCATTTGATGTCAAAGGTAAGATTTACGGAGACACCGAGAAACGTGCTGAACGTATTCTTTATGCATTCAATGATCGTCCTGCGTCAACCGGTGTAATGCTTACTGGTGAAAAAGGTTCAGGCAAGACACTGCTGGCAAAGATGCTTTCATTCAAAGGATACGACAAAGGAATCCCTACCATTGTTATTAATCAACCTTGGTGCGGAGAACAGTTTAATGCTTTCATTCAAAGTATTGAACAACCTGTTATTGTTGTATTTGACGAGTTTGAAAAAGTCTATGACGAGCATGAACAAGAAGCTATGCTGACACTTCTAGATGGTGTATACCCAACTAAGAAGTTGTTTGTTCTAACCTGTAACGACAAATGGCGTGTGAATACCCACATGAAGAATCGTCCAGGTCGTATCTTTTACTCACTAGAGTACAAGGGACTTGAAGCAGAATTCATTCGTGAATACTGTAACGACAACTTGAAGGCAAAAGAACACATCGAAAAGATTATTGGTATTGCAGGAACGTTTGATCAATTCAACTTTGACATGCTAAAGGCACTAGTTGAGGAAATGAATCGATTCAACGAAACTCCGCAAGAAGCAATGACTATGCTGAACGCGAAACCTGAATACAGCAATGAAAGCCGTTACAAAATCAAAATGCTGATTAACGGTGAAGAAATGTCTGAAACTAATTACGAAGACAAAGAATGGCACGGTAACCCACTTACCAAACATGTCAATGTTTCTTATCGTAATTACAACACCGATCCTGATGCCGACGGCGA